AACCTTACTGGAGAATTATCTACAAAGCTAGAGGATGCATATTATGGTATAGGTAAAACAGAAGATACCCTTAATTATACAAATGAGCCTAAGTTAGATCTTAAACCACATGTTGATATAGCTAAAACTCTAGAAAAAATTAACGACGCTTTTGCAAAAAAACAAGGAATAGATCTTGACTACAATAGAAAATTTAACCTTAGTAAACCAAAACTAGATCCATATGCAGGAGTAGGAGCTAAGTCAAGTAAATCTTATGTGCTGCCTGTACGTAATCTAATGAACGAAAGCTTGCAAAACCCTAGTATAAATACTTTAAAAATTGAAGGACTTGCACCACTTATACGTGAAGGTGGTAGAGATTCTAAAACACTACAAGGTTACTATAAAAACGCACAAAAGGAAGCTATAAAAGTTGTGAATGAAATAGCTGATGGTTCAGATTTATTTGTTGTCAAAAAATTTGGCGACGATATAGAAATTGATCTAGATAAAATACGTGAATATTTAAAAGATACTGGTAAAGAAGCTAAAATATCAGCATTCAAAAGTGGAGGACTTGCTAATATAGATTCGTTATTAAATAACTTATGACATTACAAAGCTTATCAGATGCCGAGCTTAGAGAGGCGCTGCTACTAAAAGAACGACTAGAGTTACTAAAAAAACAAGAAACCTGTCAAGAAGGTTTTATGGATTTTATAGAACACATCTGGCCTGAGTTCATCTGTGGCCGACATCATAAAATATTTGCCCAAAAGCTTGAGGATATTGCGACAGGCAAGATTAACCGTTTGATTGTGAATATGCCACCTAGACACACCAAGTCTGAGTTTGCTTCGACTTACTTTCCTGCTTGGGTAATGGGACGCTTTCCTAACAAGAAGATTATGCAAACCACTCACACAGGTGAGCTGGCTGTCAGGTTTGGTCGTAAAGTCAGAAACTTGATGGATACTGAAGAGTATGGAGGTATCTTCCCTGAAGTAACGCTATCGGCTGACTCTAAATCTGCTGGTCGTTGGGAAACTAACAAA